AAGGTGACTGGTGCGACTGGTTTTCCACTGAGAGATTTCCATTCTGTTTTTTCTTTTGTTGGAACATAATATGTTGGTTTGAACTTAATGCGTTCCTGCGTCTTCACACCGTCTTTATAACCCCTCACAAGAATGGAGTTGCCAAGACGATTGACGGAAGTATAAAATTGCATTCATAACCCTCTTTAAGTGTGAAGGGACATTATATAGTATATTTTGATTGGTGTCAATAAAAAAAGGGGAGTCGAAACCCCCCTTTATATTACTGGTAAGAACGTGCGTCTAACCAATGTCTACCGTTGATTTGGTGTGGTGCTTGCCCATACATAATCTTCTGTTGACGTGCTTCAAAGTCTGCAAGGTCAATCGAGTCAGAAAGATATCTTTCTTCTTCAGACATTGCAGCTCTTTTGGCTTGTTTACCGATCCAAGATTTAACGGATTTTAGCAACGACTTCATCAAATCCATCCTTTCTTAACATATTAACTAGTTCACCTGTGGTCATACCTGTGTTGTATTCCCGTTGGATGTATCCTGCTACACCGTAGTATGCAGCATTCATTCTGGATTCGATGAGTCTTTTACCCATGCTCCGTAAGAAGTTCAGCATTTTTAGTTACCTCGCTGTGATTGTTAATTGCAATTTTGCGAGGCTTCTTCTCTTCGGGCAGTACGACTTCTAAATGAATTGCTAGAATGCCGTTCTCCAGAGAAGCTCCTGTAACTTGTGTATATTCAGATAGTCTAAAAGAACGATGGAACTTACGGGTGGAAATACCTTTATGAATGAATTCCAAACCTCTAGGGGTGTGGTCACCATTTACTTCAAGGATACCATCTTTAAGTTCTACTGATAACTCTTCTTCCTTAAATCCAGCCGTTGCGATTTCGATACGGTACTTCATATCTTCATCTTTGATGATGTTGTGCGGAGGATAGTGATCTGAAGCATGCTTGGTCATTTCTTCAAGTTCTTTGAAGATGTGATCGAAGCCTACAAAGGCAGAACGTGGAAAGCGAGCGTATTTCTGATTGTTTGTCATCTGAAATCTCCTATTAAATTAGCGAGAAAGTAGACCGATTATTCGCATCTACAGATATATTTATATCAGAGGTAGGACCATTTGTCAAGCAAAAAATGAAAAGGTCATTTGCCGATATTGTATTTTGGACACAGTTCCCACTCATTCTTTTCTTTGAATGGAAGAACCTTAATTTGTCTTAGTGGTGCAACGTCTTTTGCTTTTTCATTATTGACAATAGTGAGCAAACCCCAATCAGATAAAAGAGTAGCAATCGTATTACGTCTTTGAATATCTGTGTCTTCAAGCGTAGACTTATTACCATCAAGTAAGAATAGTTCTTTGAAATGCGTAATAAAATATCTACCCTGCTTATGCAGAATATGACAAGACTGATACAACTTCTTATCTTTACGAGAAGCAATACCAATACGAGTTAATGTTTCTTTTACTTTAAGGAAATCGTCTGGTTCATTTAGTGTGACTTCTAACATGTCACTTGGTTGCCAGTCAACTAGATTTACTTCTCTTTCTTCCACCGTGATCTACCTTCTTTTTAATTATATCTATTTGTTCAGTAGAAAGTAGTGAAAGAGCAGAACGAGCCTTACTATTGCTATATCCATAATATTCTTTCACCGCTTCAAGACTATCATCCTCAACAGTCTTATTCCACTTGGAAAACCGTTTTGGATTTTTTCTAATAGTATTTATCAAAAAGTCATTTTGCAGTTTTGAATCAAGGTGGTGGTTAATATTCATTTCATTAGCAAGTAACACAGTGTCGGGGAAATAAGAATATGAGTGATTGATCATGAAAGGTGCATATGCCTTTTCATCTAGGTCATCACGCATGATATTCTCTTTTTTATTGATTGCTTTCACGAACTCGAATGGATTCATTTGAAACTCTTTCTCTCAAATCAGATGATGAAAATCTATGGTCACGTTTATTGTAGTATAACTCAATTCCACGTTTTGCGCAAGTAGCACGACCTGTGAATTTTCCATTTTTATATTCTTCACCCAAGATACGAACATTGATAGGAAACATATTTAAAATATCTTCCAAGTCTTGTTCAGTCTGATACGGAACAATCTCATCAATATATTCAATAGCATTAAGTTGAATGTATCGTTCTAGTAGAGTCTGAACAGGTTTATTCTTTTCTGGGCGGTCAATAGTAGGATCAGTCTGTAGACCAACAATAAGGTAGTCACAGACTGTCTTTGCCTCACGCAACATCATTACATGACCAGCATGTAGCAAGTCAAAAGTAGATGCTGTAAATCCTACTCTCATTTTACCTCATCCAAATGACCAATATACTGTTCTAAAATGCCTTGAGTAAACTCTTCTGTGTTTACATTACGATTAACATTTGTTTTACCATAGTAGAGTTGCGGAACAGTCTTATGACCTTCATCTAACACAATAAATGCTTTGGCTGATTCATACTTCTGAATATCAATTACTTCATATTTGTAACCCCATTCATCAAGTTTTGCTTTCATCATGTCACAGTAGACACAGTTAGGTTGTGTATAAAGAATTAATTCGTGCTTCATTTCCATTCTACCTCCGCCATAAGTTCTGTTAGACAAGCAACCACATTTAGTTCATGGTCTGCTACAAATGCATTCTTGTATTGGTAATCTGCTAGGATAAGCACAGCACGGGGAATGCTACCCGGCTGCATAGTTTCTGTCATAGAGTCGTAAATGCTTCTGAAAATACCAGAAGTGTCTGTATCTATATTATTTGTTACCCATGACCTCATCTTTTTAAAGTCTTTTGCTTTAAGATATCCAATAACATCATTGACAGAACTATTGGAGAGCAGACTAAGAATACCAGTGTCAATAGTGCCAGAGAGAGAATAACGCTGACACTCATTAATAACCCGCCGCCAATCAGGAGCAAACCGAATAATAAGTTCTGCCAAAACTTTTTTATCATAGGTGATATTCTCCTGATCCAAAATCCAAGTCAGACGTTTCATAAACTGACCAGATAGGTCTGCCATAGACTTCTTATTTGTATTGAATTCATAGACACCACACCTTGAGTGTAGAGGTTCAATAATACGATTCTTGAAGTTACAGGTTAGAATAAACCGACAGTTGTTTGCAAACTCTTCAATAAAACCACGCAGGGCAGGCTGAAACGACTGCGCATTAAGATAGTCTGCCTCATCTAGAATAACTACCTTGTAACCACCTTGCAGTGATACAGTAGATGCAAACTGTTTGATTTTATTTCGTAGTGTGTCAATGTTGCCTTCTTCAGAACCGTTGATAAGAATCCAGTCAAGGTTCAGTTCATTGCACAATGCTTTTGCTACTGTAGTCTTACCAAGACCAGCAGTGCCTGTAAATAGCATGTTAGGGATTTCACCTGTTTCTACAATCTGATTAAATGTATCTTTCAGTGACTGTGGTAGAATACAGGAGTCAATATTTTGTGGGCGATATTTCTCGACCCAAAGAAAATCAGTCATCAATATTCCTTACTAGAGTTAGGAAACCATTATATAGAAAAGAAAGGGGGCAGTCAAGCCCCCTATTTTTATTAACTGCTTTCTTTATCAGCAGTTAGACCTTTAACATATGTAAAGGAACATCCTTGCAAGAAGTAGGTAGTATGTTCAAGGACTTCTTCTAGGTCTTCCTCATTTGACCGAAAAGTAGAAGAAACATCATTCACGCAATCATGGTTTTCATACCGACGCATAGTGAGCGTGAATTCAGTGTAAATACCATCATCATCTTCATCCCAACGACCCATTATATTATTCCTCTTCTTCTGCTTCAGCAGCTTCTTGTTCACGTTCCTCAGTTGCTTGGATCAACTGCACACACTGGTCACGCAGACCACCTACAGTAGACAGTTCTTCACCCTTGAATGCACCACGCTGTACAATGGCATCAATGATAGCGATAGAAGAACGTGCTACCTTCAGATTCAAATCATAAAATTGAGAATCATTCATTAGAAATATTTCCTTTTTAGTTTTTCTCTAGAGCAACCCAGTATTGGAGTTGCCGACTAACGTTAGTAAACTTACTGATAAGTTTGGAAGAAACCTCTACAGTGTAATCACCGGGTAGAAGTTTCAGATTATCAATATTGATGCTAAGTCGTGTATTTACATGGATATCACCATGCCACGAACCATCAACTTCAATGGTATACACATTAGAAGTCGTGTTCTTAGGATCAACGATTGATAGCGTGACTGTGCCATCTTCTGTGCTTCCAATAATCACACTCTTATGACCAAGAGCAGATGAAGCCTTGCGAAGTTGACTCAGAATATCTTGAGTGAGATTGAATGTAACTTCTGGACTTGGCATTTCCAAGTCTTTCTCAGGTGGATTAGTTAGCATTTCAATATCAGAATAGAAATAGTTAATAGAAGACTGACCATTAGCAATGACCATATGGTTATCTTGATAAGATACATTACCGTCTTCAATCAGATTGAATGCGCTCATAAACTCATTCACATCATAGATACCAAAATCTTGTGGAAAGTCTTCATCAAGAGTTGCCTTAGCAAGAACATTCTTAGCATCTGCTACAGTGCGAAGAACATTGCCTTGACGAAACACAAGGTTCTGGTTAATGGTTCCGAAGTTTTTAATAACTTCCATAGTATTATTCAACATCAAATTTTTCCTCATCTAGATCATGAACATGTAGAGCCATAATAGCATAGTGTGCAATCTTCATCAAGTCATCACGATTGCGACCATTCTTTTTACCGTAACGTTGTGCATACTTCATTACGTTGCCGAGACAGAATCCCATCCCGTGACCAGAATCAATAATGAATTCTGTAGCCTGAAACTTTTGCTTAGAGTAATGCCCTTTGTATGTGGCAAGTATATATTCATTAAGTTCATCTAGGATAGCATCTTCACTGTATTTCATAACAAACCTTTATAGTCTCAAAGTTAGAATTGTATTCTATCTCATTACCAACATAATGTCAAGAACTTTCTTAACGCATTTTACTAAAGTTTTTATCTTTGTAAAACTCCATCTTAGATTTGAAACGACCATCTAGAATTTCACCTTTATGTGAAATAACAAATACATTCGTATCAGCACCCAAGGTATGAATAATCTTAAACAGATTTTCAACTCCATCGTTATCTAGGCTAGAATCAAATGTCTCATCTAGAATCAACAGATTAGTTGCTACAGAGTTTTTCATCTTAGCAATCTGTCTCCAAGTAAACAGCAGCGCAAGGTCAATCCGTTGCTTCTCCCCTTCACTGAAAGATTCATAGGAGAACGTATCACGGTGCCGTGACCTAATAGTCTCACCAAAACTTTCATTCAATTCAAAATGAACAAAGAAGTCCAGTGTCTGTAGATACTGATTAACCAGTTTATTCATTACAGGTAGATACTGCCTAATAATCTTAGTCTTGATACCTGTATCTTTCAGCATATCAGCAATCACACTACTGTAGTCATACTCTTCAGACAGTTCTAATTTCTGTGTAAGCAAATTATCTTTCTCATTAATAAAGTCTTCAAGGTCTTTGTTGGCCTGAACAATATTATCTTTACTATCAGAAGTATCAGTAATCTCTTGCTCTAACTTTTGAATGAGTTTGCGAGACATACTAATCTTAGTATTATTATCACGCAGTAGAGCCTGCAATTCCATAGACTGCTTACTCTGCTCTCGCAATTCATCTACCAATGCTTTACCAACGGATAGTTGTTCCTCTAACGTCTGAAACGTCTTTTGGATTTTCTTCGCTTGCGTTGCGATACCTTTAGACTTCTGTTCTTTAATATTCGAGTCAATCTCTTGCGTACAAGTCGGGCAAACGTCATTGTCCTGAAAGAACTTATCCTCTTTAACAAGTCTACTCATCTCCGTTTTGAGTTTAGTCTGTTGGTGTTGGTCATTCTGAAAAGTCTGACCTGCTTCAGTTAATCGTTCTTCGACCTGATCATACTTTGCCGTAAGAGTTTTCTGAATTTCTTCATTTTCATTATGAATTTGCTCAATTGTATCTTCTTGCGCCTTGATTTCAATTTGTTTCTCACGGTTCTTTTCCTCATTTAGATTCTTAATATCACAAATGTATTTACGCTGGACATCAATCTTATTCTTGACAATATCAACCTGATGTGCAGCATCACGGATTTTATCCTTCAGACTAGCAATGTTGTCTTTCAGAACAATATTCATCTTAGAAAAGATATTGATATCCAATAGGTCTTCAATCACCTCACGTCTATGCGCAGCAGTCAGTTGCATAAACGGAATGAAAGAAGATGAACCAAGCACTACAATCTGATGAAACGATTTGTGATTGAGTTTCAGAATGTTTTGCTCTAGCAGTTTTTGAAATTCTTTAGCATGGGAAGATTCGTTAATAA